CCACCGATACCGGCATTTCCATACCGCTACCTCAACGCCCAAATCAGCCCTGTGGACGGTCAGACCGCAGTCAGCCTTCGCCCACCATGCCATCGATCCCGCGATGCTCATGCCATCAGGACGGGGCAAATCGCTGCCTGTGCGGCTAACCTTGGAGGGGTGAGCCACGAACCAGACGTGAACGCCGAACGCCTTGGCGAACGCCTGAACACGGGTCAGCATATCGCTGATCGCACCGGTCTCAGAGTCACCCCGGTTCTTCATGTCGATGTAGTTGTAGGGGTCGATGACCATGCCACGGATACCCAGTCGGGCAACCGCTGCCTGTGCGCGGTCGAGGATCGATTCGATGGTCGCAGGTTCAACAGTCTCGGAGTCCATGAACAGGAAGTGATCAGTGACCCATTTAAACGCCCTGTTCTTTTCCTCGTCGTTCATCCGGTGTGATCCCTCGAAGAACCGCTTGCCCTCGGCTATCTCCATGAAGCGGGTGATGTGGACTTCAGGCTGGTTCTCGAAAGAGCAGACGGCGAACTTCCAGTCGTGCTGCTTGGCAAGGTTGACCATCAACTGATCAACGAAATTGGATTTGCCGTTGGAGGGGTAGCCAGTGACTACGGTCAACTGCCCGGGTGCTACGGTGTAAATCTGGTCGAGTGTTGTGTACCCCGTTGAAACGCCTTTACCCGTTCCCTTTGTCCACAGGTCGTTGACCCGGTCGAAGAACTTAGAGGCTGAACTCAAACCCTCAACTGGATATGGCTCGGCAGCATCGATGATCTTCTTGACCGTCTCCTGCCCATCCTCCAGCAGCACCTCGTTTAAATCCTTCCTGTCGAACTTGGTCAGGCGACACTTGTGCTTGCCTATGCGTCTTGCCAACTCCTCTGCCAATGCTTGCCCGGGAGAGTCATTGTCTGTGGCGATGATGATGTAGGGAGCCTTTGAAAGAATCTCGTGTGCGTTCCAAACGAAAGAGAACTTCTTGTCTTCACTGGCAGTCACTTTGCCATCAACAACTTTCATCGGCGCACCAGAGGGGACAGAGACAACGTTCTCGATGCCACACTCGATGCACGTTAACGCATCGATCTCACCCTCAACAATCACAATCGGTTTGTCTGGAACTACCTGATCGATACCGAAGAAGTCATGCGCACCACCAGCGTCCTGCGTGAAGTCTTTGTCTTCGATGCTTCGATACTTTGCGGAAGTGATGGAGCCATTGCGGTAGTACGGGAAGCCAATCGCTGGAGCGTTCCTGCCAAGTCGTTGAAACCATTTCTCGGCAGCAAACAACTTCATCTTGTCTGTGGTCTCTCTGCTGATACCACGTTTCAACAGGAAGTCGTAGTGTGCGTCCTCAAGGGAGGACTGCGTGATGTTTGGTTTAGGGACGACAGACAATTTTCTCTCCACATAGTGTGTTCTTTTTTGGAATGGCACATTACCGCTTTCACCGCAGTGATGACAGTGGTAGACCCACGCATCATCCTTGCGAGTAATGACCATCTCTTTTAGGTTGTGCTTACGGCGTTGCGGTGAGCAACTGGGACACGCTACACGTTCGGTGTCATCGACGTGCAGGGCGAATACGAATGCTTGAACTTCGTTCAATTGGATTAGCCTCCGATTGTTTTACTTGTTGTCGCTCTTATTCTTTGACCGTGAGCGCAACCTCAAATTTCCAGCAACGGTCTTGCCACCTTTTCTTATGGGCTTGACGTGATCAATGTCTTTTCCTTTTCGATCAACACCATTCTTGTCGTATAGCCGTCTTGCCTTTTGACGCTCAAGGAAGCCTTCAACGTCACCACGTTTTTTCTGTAACTCGTACTCGTGTTTGTAGTCTCGCTTCCTTGTCGCCATATCATCCTCTCAATCAAACAGATCACTGCGCAGTAAGCAGCCCTTGATTGCTTCTGCTGGTGTTCTGCCTGTTGCGAAGCGTCTGCCGAATACAGCGACAAAACTATCACCGTAATCAGCGATGTCAACTGTGAGTTTCCACTCAAATGCTTGCGGATACGTCATGCACTTCGCGAAGTACGCAACGATCTCGTTGTCATCATCTGGTGGTGGACACAAATCAAGAATGTCTTCAAGACATTCGTAGTCTGTTCTGCTTGGATACTCTTCCATGTTTAGCCTCTGTATATACCTTGACTCTGTTCTGCCCTTGGGAAGGGCAGACCTCGCCTTATCCTTGGTCTGCCTTCACAACTGCCCCTCGGAGCCGGTTGACCCGCCAGCCTTTTCGATTCAGGGTGCTGGCTTCGCCGCCCTGTGTCCCGTTTCAAATCTATCCCGTGGTTGGACTATTCACACTTGCGCCCACCGTTGACCGTCACGCAAGCAGGGAACCAGTTTACAGCGACAGAATGTTTTTTTACAAGCCATAAAAAAATTTATGGTGAAAAAAAAGAGCGACTGCGTTTAAACAATCGCTCAAGCCTGATGGCAACTGCGCCCGGGAGGAGAGCCACGGGCAATTCATTCTCTCGCATTGGTGTGGTGTGTCAATCGAGAACAAAGTGCGAACAACGCTTGACAAGGCAAGTTGGAGTTGTGACAATCACTGCATTCCTTCGTGATTAGCCTCCGAGCGGATACCACTACCGGTGGGGTAAAGGGACTCTTCGTGAGTCCCTTTATTTTTTGTGCAGTGGTTCAACACGAATCTCGCACCGTGGCTTCAGTGGGTCGAGCGCCCAGTAGATGTGCTTCTCCTTCACCTGCCTGTCGTTCTTGTAGGCAACGTCCTGCAACAGATCAAGGATCAGGCTCTCGTCCAGATCAGGGCGGCGGCTGGCATACCAGATCGTGATGTACACGCAGACATCACCTTCGATCAAGGTGTGCAACTTGCTCACCTTGGCTTGCAGTTTAAACGCAGAGGCATACGACAACGCCTTTGCAGACTTGATCAGCCGAGGCGATCCACCAATCGTCACCATCTTCCTGCTGTTTGCTTTTGATGCTGGCTCACCAAGAATTGTGAATGCAAGTGCTTGTTGCGCGTTCGTGTTAGTGCTATCATCGTTCATGTGTTCAATCCACTCTACGGAGGCTACCCTTGAAAGTTACAAACAAACACAACGTTCCCGAAACATTGGTCGCGTTGGCTACCCGAGATTACTACAGCAAAGGCAAGGCTGACTACAGCGTTACCGAAATCATCTCGCCCCCTCGCATCCAGCGTCTACGGCGGCAGTACAACGAACAGATGGAACAGGACGTGAGCGATATGCTCTGGCAGTTGCTTGGCTCTGCTTTACACGTTGTTGCTGAACGTGGCGTGGCAGACGGTCACATCACTGAAGAGCGCCTGATCACTGAGATCGATGGCGTGAAACTGTCTGGGGCAATCGACATTCAGAAGGTTGAGTCGGACGGCATCATCATCACCGACTACAAGTTCACCAGTGCTTGGGCGCTGCGTCAGGACAAGCCTGAGTGGGAAGCCCAGCAGAACATCTACGCATGGCTGGTCGAGAAGGTCAAAGGGCAGAAGGTCAAGGGTGTCCAGATATGCGCCCTGATACGCGACTGGAGCCGCCGTGAGGCATCCGTCAAGTCCGACTACCCACAAGCCCCCATCCAAGTCCTAGAACTGCCCCTGTGGCCTCTGGCAACGACTGAGGCGTACATCAAGGAGCGGATCGAGGCGCACCGCATGAGCAAGGTGCAAGCCGACTGGGGCGATGAACTGCCGCCCTGTACGGACGATGACCGCTGGGTGCGGGAGACCAAGTACGCCGTCAAGCGAGAGGGCAGGAAGACTGCCATCAGGGTGTTGGATACCCAGCACGAGGCAGATGAGTTGGCGGCAAAAGAAAACGGCTATGTCGAGGTTCGTAAAGGGGAAGCCATCCGCTGCACTGGCAACTTCTGCGGCGTGGCTGAGTGGTGCAGTCAGTATCAACAATCGCTGAAACAGGAGAGCGAAGAATGAACGTATATCAGAAACTCAACGAGGCGCGTAATCTGTTCCATCAAGCGCCGCTGAAGAAGACCGGCAAGAACTCGTTCGCTGGTTACTCGTACTTTGAACTTGGTGACTTCGTTGTCCCTGCCCTTGAGATTTTCGAGAAGGTGGGGCTAACCTCGATCATCTCGTTTAAACAGGACGAGGCGACGATGCAGATTATCAACACCGACAAACCTGATGAGGTAGTCACCATCACCACTCCGATGAGTGAAGCGAATTTAAAAGGCTGTCACCCAGTCCAGAATCTGGGCGCTGTGCAGACTTACATTCGGAGATACCTCTGGGTGGCTGCGATGGAGATTGTCGAGCATGACGCACTTGACTCCACCACCGGGGACAAGACCAAGGAGGTTGCGCCAGCACAGACGAAGAAGGTGGTTGCCAATCGCTACGAAGAACCAGACCCCAAGAGCGAATTGTTTGTCCAGTCGATGATCAACTGGGGCAACTCATGCACATCACTGACCGAACTTTCGGACTTGTGGAAAACGAATCAATCGCCGATTGATGAACTGAAGAAGAACAGCGCAGAACTGTTCAAGAAACTGCAAGAGCATTTTGCTAATCTCAAAGCCAACTTTAAAGAGGACTAATCATGTCTGATCGTGAATACCTAAACAGCGGAACCCTGTTCCAGAACATCGTCAAGAAGAACCCGAAGGCTCCAGACTATCAAGGTGACATGACCCTTGATCTTGCTGCGCTGGGCATCGGCACTGGCAAAGCGAAACTTCGCCTTGCTGGTTGGAAGAAAACATCCAGCAAAGGGACGGTGTTTCTTTCCATGAAGATTAGCGAGTTCAAAGAACGTGAAGAGGGCGGCTATCCAAAGGCGCAGCCCCAGCAGAGCAACTACCCTGAAGACGAACCCTTTTAAACACGGAGGCTAATATGGCAAAGAAAAATTCAAAACTTGGTTTTATTCGCGCAAACCCGAACGCAACCTATGATGAGTTTTTTAAAGCAACGGGCGGCACAAAGCAGAATTATCACACCAACAAGTGGATCATCGGCAGGGAAGTGAAGGGCGCTTCCAAGACACGCAAGTCAAAGACCGTTAGGGTCAAGGCTCACCGCCGTCATCCCGCTGGCACTGCACCAGCAGACCTGATCATTGCCAACGGCAAGGTGGTGAAACTTGAAAGCGAGATAGCCAACCTGAAGCACCAGATCGTGGGCTTCCGTGCGGTCATCTCCTACCTTGAAGACTTGTCTGGGTTGAGGAACTCGCAATGAGTGCGCTGCAATTTGAAGCGTTGAAGGTTGCGTTGAAGCAGGACGCAACTGGATACGTTTTGACCATCAAGATTCATCCTGACGAAATACCGCAAGAACTGATGCGCGACTTTATCGGTGCGCGGTATGGCGTTGCGATGGTGCGTATAAACGATGACGAGTCTCCGATGGTAGTGAAGAACCGGGTGCAGAAGGCAGGGATACTCTGCCGACACAACTGGTTCCATCGATTCCTTGAGGAATGCTACGAGATGGGGGATGCGAACGAGGCAACAGCGACCCGCTTTCTCCATGATATATGCGGCATCAGTTCACGCACTGAACTCAATGGCAATGCTGATGCACAGCAAGCCTTCGACAAACTGGTAGATGAATACGAAGAATGGAGCAAGAAAAATGACCCGTTTTAAAACAGTCGCTCCGCTCATGATCTATGTGCCACCGGCAGAACTGACGGAACTTAAGAAGTTTGCGAAGTCTGCAAAGAAACCCGTGTCGCACATAGCCCGTGAGGGGATTCGCATGAGGCTGGCTGGTGAAAGTAATCCTTACAACAGCGGCTTTGATGATGGACTTAACGCAGCGATGGACGTTGCTCAGAAAACCAAGGGTGCGCAGATGCGCTTCCCATCCGGTAAGTCGTTTGGACAACTTGTGTGCGATGAGATTGAGAAGTTTAAACGCACACGAGAGATGCCGGAGGGTGGCGATGACGGCGAATGACAAACAGATCGGGGGAAGTCACTACCGATTGAAATCAATACAGCCTTGGGACTACATAGCAGCCAACGACATTGGCTACTTCGAGGGAAACATCATCAAGTATGTTTCCCGCTGGAGGAACAAGGGAGGGCTGGACGATCTGAGGAAGGCACAGCACTACCTTGAGAAACTCATCGAGTTAAACACCGTGGAGAAGAATCGTGATCAACACATCGGAATGGAGCGGCTTTATGGACACAGAGAAAGTGAAGACTGAAATGACCGGCTTACCCATTGAAGCGAAGATTGCAATCGTCATGCGGCTGGCAGAGATCATCGATGAGTGCAAGGATGCCGAGGTGGTCAAGGGTCTGAAGGTCTTGTTTGAGACTTTGATCTGCGACTTGGTGACCATCAAGGTTGAGCCGAGGCACTAATGATTGACCGAGAACTTATGCAACAGGCGTTGGAAGCGCTGGAAAGATTTGCTACCGATGAAACACAGGATGGATGGTATGCAATATCTGCCATCAAAGCACTCCGCATTGGACTAGCGCAGCCTGAAATGTGTAAACGGTGTGAGGCATACAAATCCTTAATCGCTGCGCTGGAAAAGGAATTGTCTCGCTACAGGTCGGGGGACATCAGGTGATCCTCATAAATTTAAAGCCAAGCGAGTATGCCACTGCCGTTTACCTGACCTCAGTGCGAGAGTTCGTCAATCGAGACTACGGTGTGAATGACCGACAGATGGGGAAGGATGATGGCTTTCTGATCGGGGTCGATGGACTGGTTGCGGAAATTGCCGTTTGCAAATACTTTAACGTTTGTCCAGACCTGTCCTTTGAGCCACGAGCCGGGGGAGCGGACTGTATCATCAAGGGCAGGAGGGTGGATGTCAAAAGCACCAAGCCCGGTCGGGATCGCGTTTACATCCCTGATTGGAAAGCCAACAACCCGATTGATCGTTACATCTATTGCTATGTTGACTTCAGGTCGGTCGAGATACTTGGCTGGTTCGCCCCGAAAGACATATTCCGAGGCGATAACCTTGAGCCATCACCACGCGAGAACGTAAATCATCACGTCTTGTTTTTGGAAAACCTGAGAAGATTTGAGTGATATGGCAACGAAAAAACAGCAATGGTTTCAGGCGCTGCAAGAACTTGGGTGCATCGTTTGTTTAAACGACATGGGCGTAAGCAGCCAGCCTGATATTCATCACATCCTGAAGAATGGCAGGAGGGTGGATGACTTCCATACCATACCGCTATGCCCGACACACCACCGCTTCGGGGTCAATAATGAGATTGCCGTGTCACGACATCCGTGGAAAAAGGAGTTTGAAAGGCGCTATGGAACAGAATGGGAACTCTTCGAACAAACAAAGCAGCGCGTCGAAGTATTGCTTCAAATGCGGCAGGGCATTCCCCGAAGAGATGATGAGACCGAAGGTTGATGTTCACGGAAGACGGATCGGCGCACAGTGCATTTACTGCCATGCGCGTCAGTCCGCTTCCATGATCAACGGAAAGCCTAGTCAATAGACTTCTTCAGGAATTGAATCCTCGAAGTCAACGCCACTTCCGCGCTGCGGATGCTGTCCAATGCTTCCCGTTTCGCATCAGGCTCCATTTGAGAAGTCTGAACCATGCGGCGCATATCTCTCAGCGAAGTCATGTCATCATCAAGCGTAGAAATGTAAGGCTTGATCGCTTGCAGTTTTGCTCCCTTGTCCGTTAGGTATTCTTTCAGCCCTTCAAGATTACCTGTACGCTCAAGGAAGTTTATGGTGCGAGTGGACTCATCCACAGCCTTCTTCATTTCATAGTAAGCCGTGATGGTTCCCGTTCCTTCTGACGATGCAAAGAACCGCTTGACCACAGGCAGTTGCTCTGCCTTCATGGTTGCCTTGGTGGGGTCTCCCTCGCCACGCATCATGGAGTCCAGCAGCATGACCGCATAGGTTCCCAGCGTACCGGTATACCCACGGATCAGGTTGTCGATCTTGACGGGCGAAGAGTTGGTGGCCTCACCGATCTGTTGAGCCAGCAGAGATGTTCCTGCTGATGCTTGGAACTTGGGAGCCACGTCTTCCAGACCCTTGCCAACGATAGGCTGACCGGTGAAGAACGAGTAGTTCGCCACGTTCTCAACCACAGGCAAGAAGGCTTGCGGGATCGGGTTGAACGCCAGCGTTGAAGTGATGTTGCGAACGATGGAATCCTTCAGGTCTTTGGACGTATCCTCACCAAAGAAATATTCCAAGATGCGCTCGGGGAACACTTTAAACACTGTGCCAATTTCAAATGGGATTGGGATTCGAGCGTTGCCAATGATCCAGTAATTGTCACGCACCTCTTGCTCGGCGGTCTCGTACTCCTCGGTATCCGAAGCCAGCATCCAGTACATGGCAGACAGAGCCAAGATGGAAAGCGAACGAGTGATGAACAACTTCTGCATCCGCTCCTTGTTCTGGGTTGCAGACTTACCGAAGCCAGCACGGTACAAAACATCCAAACCTTGGATACGAGCATTCATGAAGGGAACCAGCGCCGTCACAACTCGGATTAAAGCGGAGTTGCCCTTGCGGCTGAAGTTCAGAACCTCCATTGCCTGATACAGAGCCTCGGCCTCATTGCCAGTTTCTTCGAGAGTGCGTTTATACACCTCGGAGCGAGTCGCCACATCAGATGCAGAAGAGGCTTTATCCAGCATATCCCACATCTTGGAGAGAGGCAGCATAGCCATCTCACCCGTAGTGCGTTGACCTGTCCGCTTACGCAGTTCTGCCTCTATCTCACGAGCAGAGGTTCGTGCATCACTAGCAAAGTCGTAACCAGCAAACAGACCAGCATTCGCAAGAGCCTGTGCTTCTTTTGACTTGCCTGCGAGCGCAGCGCCGTATTGTTTAAACGTGTCAACGATAGGGACTATGTTGGTTCCGGTGGTGACCCATGCCTGTAGTGAGTCACGCATCAGGTTAGCCAGCATAAAGCCCGGGTCTTTGGTAACCAAGTTACGCAGCAGATTGGATGGCGCAGCCAATACCTCAAGGAACGGCAACTGAGGCAGGTTCAAACCTTTCAACGCCTCCACCAACAGAGGATCGTCAACCCGGTAGTGCTTGGTCAATCCATTCTCCTTGACCGTAACAATGTCCGAGCCACGAGCCAATGCAGCAGGCACTAACTGCCCTTGGTTTAAACGAAGCACATCACGGGCTACGCGCTGGGCGGCAACGTTCTTCATGCCAGCCTCAATGGCAGCACGGCTGTTGCGCACAATGGTTTCCATGAAATCAGCCAGTGGAGCCTCGCCACCCTTGAGTTTACGAGGCTTCGAAACACCAGCAATCGCAGAGAAGATATTCGGAGCAGCAATCTCCTCGCCTTCCATCTGACGATAGAACGGGATGTAGTCCCAGTTCTGTGTCCAGATTTCCGCTTCTTTCTCTGAGATCACGCCAGTGTCGCGCATGAACTCAACCAGTCCCTTGTTGTACTTCTGGTATTCATCGAACACCTCTTTGAACTCGGGGTACTGCTGACCCAGCAAATCACCTCGCTTGATGTCTTGCGGTGTAAACAGTTTCTCTCTGCCCTCCGCATCCAGTCGCTTACCACGGCGGGTGGCTGCGTAATACTGGAACGCTTGGAAGACAAATGGATCGTTGTACTTCATCAGTGGTTCAAGGATTGGGATCAGACCCTTCACCGATCCATCTTTATTGGATACGGTGGTGAATCCATCCCTAAACACTGGAACACCATTCTGATAAGACGATGCGGCAACACCAGCGGCGCGGTCAGAGAACAGCGCAGCGGAAATTGCTGACGTATCGGCAAGCAACTCTTTTGAGCCAAACTGTTGCGCAACGTCTTTCGATAGACGCTCAATCGCTTCGTACTTATTGATGAACGCCTGACGGAACTTGGCAAATCCGGTCGGAGAGATAGCCTCACCCATACGTTGAGTGAAGCCCTTCTCCTCTCGCTTGGTGGTAGTTCGCTCAATGGCATCCACCATGTCCTGACCAAGAGAGTCGCGTAGCGAATAGCGGAAAGCATCCTTCTTCAGGGATAGCGTACCTGCGGTGCGAGGCGTTTCAACTGTCTGCGTTTCAACATCTTTGATTTCTGCCGGGGTATAAACGCGCTTCGTTTGCACAGGTACTTCTTTGCGAGCAACGCGACCTTCGCGCTCAACAACCTCTGCGCCACGCACAGGCTGAAGGAACTCGGACACACGAGGCGCACGACCATTCCATACCGGAGCGCCGTAACGTTTCTGTGGGTTCTCCTGTGTAAACATGGTGATGACAGACATCTCGCCTTTCTCTGGCGAGAGAACCAGCGAGTTCTTGCCGTCATACAGAACGAACTTGCCGCCATCACGGTAGATTGAGTTGTAGTTCTGAGCGGTGCGCTGTGCAGTGCGGACGATCTTCTCAAGCAGTTCTTCTGCCCCGCCCGGGATACGATTGGGATTGCTCAGAACACGGTTCAGGATGTGGTTCGCACCGTACCCTTTGCCAGTAATGTCATCGTGCGTACCGATCAGCATACGGATAGGCTTGCCGCCCAGACGCTCTGGGGTCATGCCAAGGTTGCCATCAGGATTGCCACCCTCGTTAGGTACGAGAGCAGAGTCTGGCCTCATGTTTTTCAACGAGAGGGCATAACGGATGTCGTTACTATCGCGGGAGAACGTGCCAATGTTACCGATGGCAGACTTGATCTGACTTGGCTCATACACCGCGAGGTTCTTGCGACCACCTTCCAGAACATAGAAGCCATCGAATCCAGCGGCACGAATTGATTTTTGAATACTTTCGTGTTCGATAGTATCCCATGACCCCCTACTGATTTCATCTCGTATGAAATCGTTAAGCCCTTTAGTTTGTTTGGCTAATATTTCTATGTGATCAGGGTTCGCATAGTCAAATGGATTCTCTGCGCGAACAAACACCGGCATGATGTTTGCGTTGCTTGGAAGTTTAGTCCTTATTAACTCTCTTACATAATCACCGACTCCAGCACTGCGAGAAACAGAAAGCAAATCCATGCCGCGCAAAGCGTTAGCACCGGATTGGGTAATTTCTTTTGTTGCCAAGCCCCTCTTAATCGCCTTTTCAACAATCTCAGCAGTTTGTTCTGGTGTCGCATTCTCAATGTATTCTTTCACCATGTAATCTTCCGACATCCCGCTAAAGGATTCGGCAAAATACGGAGCGTCAGTTACAAAGATTGCGTTGGCTTGTTTAGGACGGAACTCAGTAATGTCGCGAGCAGTACCGTGATACATGACTTTGGGCTTACCAACGCCATCGCGGTTGCGATACTCTTCAGTCAAGCGGTCACGCTCTTCTTGACTTAATCCTCCCCAGTATTCCCTGCGCTCTTCTTTAGGGATTCCCATGCGATCCATGATCATGTCGCCAGACACAGGGCCAGCATCGCGAGAGGTAAGAACCTTGGATTTACCAAACCACTTCTTGAACTCTGGCGTATCAGTCTGACGCAGGGCGTACTTGCGATCACCGATTTGCACCGTCTCGGCTTCTGGCTTGGCAGCAACTTCAGCACGAGTGCCACGGTAATCCACAGGAACATCGTGGTTCAGGATCACCATCATGCCCATGCTTGGGATGGCATAGCCGTCATAACCAGCATTGACTACGCCAACCTCAAAGGCATTTGAGTCGCCGCCAGACTCACGGCTGATTTGTCTCATCTCCTCGCTTGGGCCGAGGACGTTGTTGAAACGCTGAATGTAAACGTGCTGACCGAGTCCTGACTCAGGAATCGGCATCGTGCCATTCTCACGAGGGATGTAGAAGTAGACCCGGTTCTTGATCCGGTAGTCGTTTGATTCTGCTAGACGGCGAGCCTCTGCGCCACGAATACCCGTGCCGTACATCTTGCCGCTAAGTTCTGGAACCTGTGTCTTGCCGTAGTGAACAGCATCAAAGGTCATTGCTCCCGGTTGCTTGTCTCCGAGACTGATTCCATTGCCTTTTTCGCTGGATCGAAGGCTAAACTTTCGAGGATCAGACCATCCGTATTCTTCTCCGAACTGGTCGGCGATCCGCTGGTAATCCGCGCTCCAACCTTCAATGTCCCGTCGTATATCGGCGAGTTCATCGGGGCTGAACCTTTGTAGGTAACCTTCGCCATTTTTATTCTCCGTCCATTTATTTGAAATCCATCCAGACTTCGCTCTGAAATCTTCGATCTCAAAATTAACATCCTGATCGAAAGCCTTCAGCGCTTTTTCCAGTTTATCAAAATACTGCTTATCCGACAGGCCATAAGGCTTGCCCGAGTCAACATCTCTGAAGTTGATGAAATCAAACGAGTCACCAACCCGGGTGAATCCAATGCCCGGCATTTCTTGGTTGAGGTGTTTAAACAACCTCTCCTCAAAATTCGGGTTAGCATCAACGTTGGTGGGCGTGACTCGGAATCCCTTGCTTGCATCCTTGCCTCCTGCTGTTGGATCAGCGCGATACCACGGCACAGCATCCTGCTTGGTGACGTAGCCAATGATGGCTGCATACTTGTTGGCAACGTCAGTCAGGTAATCGCCATCGTCTTTTTGCAAGACAAGTTTGGTGATGACATTAGGCGCAATCAGATTCTCATACGCACCAACGGAGAATTCCGATGAGTACAACTGTTGATTGCCCAGCAGTTCAAAAATCTTGTCAGTGCCGGTGTCTGGATCAATGAAGATGCTTCGGACAGCCCGGTTAAACGCTTCCTGTTCTGCTCGCGAAGCCTGATGAATTCCGGGGATCAACGGCAACTTGGTGGACGGACGGCTTTCCCATGTGATGTTTGCAGTCGCACGGGTGATGTAGTCGCTGAAGTCAACGATGTTCGGCTCAAACTTGGCTTGCTTCTCAGGGGTCAGGCTGTTGTAGTCGGTGGTGTTCTTGACGTAAGTCCACAGGATTGCCTGAACCTGACGTGGCTTCAGGTCTTCACCGGTACGCGCCTTGTTGGCTTCGCCGATGCGACGAATCAAATCCTTGCCGTAGATGTACTGGGTACTGGATACGCCAGTTGCACCACCCACGTCCTGATCCTCGGCATGAGGATAGCCAAACAGACGCATCATCCAGCGGTCAATCGTGGAAGCGTCTTGGAACGTATCAACACCGTAGGTTGCGTCATGCAAGTTACGGTAGAAGTTCATCAACTTATCGTCTACACCCGGCACGGAAGAGTCCATCGTGGGCGCTGCCAGCAGGGCTGGAATACGCGCTGCCGTGGTGTTGGGGAAGCGACCTGCAAACGCTGTAGGCTCACCTGCTGCCATCTGAGCAATCGAGGAGATGGTGGCTGTGGTATTGCCACCCACGGCGTTGGCTTGAGAGTACAGCGCCATCAGGCGCAGGACACGCTCGGTCAGTTCTGGGTTGCCACGGGTGATCTCACGGATGGCCTTACCGCTGTCCTCGTACCAGTCCTTGGACTCCTGATAAAGCGAGTAAGGATGAGATAGCAGGTTGGTCATGCTCTCTACCAGACGAGTTCTATCTGCCTCTGTATTTAAACCGGGAGGAGCGCCGACAATGTTGCCGTTGCTCATGACCCGGGGCAGTTGATAGCGCGGGGTAGGAATCTGGCTGGCAAGCGCATCACGCTGGTCTTGCAGTTGCCCAATCTCAGCGTCGAGTCTTTCTGCCTCGGTTATCTGCTCTGGTGTTGCCGAGCGGATGTCGTCAGGCATCGCATTGAACCGCGCACTGATCTCTGCGTCTAAACGATCTATCTGATCCCACCGTGGATCACGGGCAACTGGCGCAGTCTCAAAGGTGCGTTCTGGACTGACATCTGCACCACCACGGCGTACAGAGGCTGGTTGCTTACCGCGAGTCTCAAGGCGGGTAAAGATGCCTTCAGCACTCTCAAAACCCATGCCACGCAGACCGTTACCCAGTGCAGTCATGAACTGGCGAATCTTGTTGAAGAGCGCTCCGATCATGCCGGGAGGAGCCTTGGTCTGATCGAAGTCAGAGAAGGCATCCGCAATCGCTTCTTCGATCATCTCATCTTGAGACATTCCCATGCCACGGTAACGGTTGGCAATGTCGTACTTCGCCATCCATTCGGACTTGGCTTTGTTCTCAAGCACACGCCACTGCTCTGGTGTAAACGCGCCGAGTTCCTTCAGGGCGTGGATGCCTTCGTGGCGCAGGGTGCGGATAGGATTCTCTGCGTCCATCGCAATGGCAATGACTCGCTGGAGGTAGTAACCATCTGCGCTTTGACCATCCTTGGTCTTAATTGCTCGCAGAATGTTTAAACGCATATCTCCCAGACCCAACCGCTCCATCAGCGGACGGAGTTTCTTCGCCAGTTCGTCGGCGGCTTTCTGGAAGTCAGGCGTAAAGATGCCAGCATCAGCCAGTCGTGCTTCCGCTGCTGCGCGGTCACCCTTGAACTCCACACCAAAACCGGATGGCTGTTCGCCACGGCGGCGCTGAAGTTCGGCTTCTGCCATCTTGCCCAAACGCTTGGGCATCAGCCCTTTCTGAGATGGCGCAAGATTGAGAATAGTCTGAAGGGTCTCATCAGGCAGACGCAGGATTGCCGCTTCCTCTGCCGCCTGTTGGGACGGGAAAGTGGCTACGGGCTGACCTTCTTCAAACAAGGTGAAGCCGTCACGAGTAACAGGCTTCTCTCCCTTCGGAGCGATTTCCAGCGGGGCGGTGTAGTTCTGGACTTTCTTCTTGAGCGCGTCAATATCGTTCTGAAGGCGCTTGTTCTGTGCTGCAATCCCAGCCGCCATCTTCTTGTACTCAAGCGTATTGGACTTGCCGTCAGCCTCCATGCTCTCCAACTTGCGCTGGCTCTTCGCCATCTCGGCTTCCTTCTTGGCGATCTCGCCAAGGTAGCCGTTGGCCTTCTGAGCGCGGAGTGCTTGTAGGCGGTCAGCCTTGGCATCCGCTTCATCCTGAGTGGAAGCGACTTGAAGGACGGCCTCTGGGCTACGGATTTCATAGCCAGCAGGCTCAACACCTTGTTTAAACGTTCCCTGACGAACATCCGGGCCACCCGGGAGTTGGGCGGCAGTGCCGGGAAGCGCCACGTCCTGATGGGTGCGCTCCCGAACTTCCAAGCCAAGGCGCTCTGCGTTGCGCTCTGCTGCCTCACGGCTGATATAGCGGCGCACAGGAGGCGAAGTCATGTCACCCGGGATGCCGAGTTCATAGACTTTGCGGTTGGTTGTGGTCAGGTCACCGTTGCGAATGGCAGTCTGGATCAGAGACTCTGCATCGCGGTCATTCTCAAGACCCGAAGTTTCCTTGATCTTCTCGACAGCCTTGTCCAGAGACATCATGTTGTTCTTCGGGAAGAACTCGATGAGCCTTACCAAAGAATCGTCATATTGCTTGTCGCTGAAGCGGGTAGCGTTCGTGCCGGGAGGAAGAATCTGGGTTTGCTCGCTGGGGATCAGCGCATCAAGTGCTTTAAACGCAGAGAAGAGTTGTGGCTGCGACATGGAGGACAAGTCCTCCGATCCTGTTGCTCGACGCAAGAAGTCAGAAAAGCCCACCGTTGAGGTGTCAACATTCTTCTCGGTAGCGATGTTCATCACATCGTCTGCGCTCAGTTTCGTCTGACCGTCATAGCCGGTCTTGTAGGTCAGCAAACGGTCAATCTCGCCCTGCGGTGCGCCAGCATCAGCCAAGTCTTCAATGGAGAACTGAGAGATGCCTTTCTTGCCCTCACCCTTACGGATGTTGTTGACGGCCTTCAGGTAAGCAGGAGTCAATTCTTCTGCATTGAAGAAACCCACCGGATTCATCAGCGGGTCTCTGGTCTCCTGCTTCTCAACCTTGGGAGCCGGTGCTGGCAGCGCAAGGATAGAAGAGTCAGGAACACCCAATTTCTTCTGGGTATCAGCAATCTGAGTCTGGCGCTCTGTCTCCAGAGCAGCCATCTTGGTCTCGAACTCCTGTTGACGTTCCTGCGCCTTGAGTTGCTCGTACATCTGACCACGCTTGCCGCGAGTCAGGAATTCCATTGCGCCTTGGGCAAACGCACCCACAGACGCACCCATTGTTGCGTCACCCAGAGCAGACTGCCCAATGTCCAGATTCGGGTCATAGATGCCCTTCTGGATAAGGTCTTGGGCAATGTTTGCCATGCCTTCCTGCAAGCCTTCAATACCACCAGTAGCCAGCATTCGCTTGCCGGAGTTAAACAGACCGGGAGCAATTTCATCAGCCTTGGAAATGGGAACGCCACGCAGAACGGCTTGCAGAGGTTTAGTCAAGCGTTCAACTGGAGCCAGTTCGGTAAAGCCAACCGCCGTGCCACCCAATTGAGAGAGCAATTGCTGACCTGCCGTGACATCCTTACCTTCGAGGCGAGCCTGCTCAGTACGAGAGCGAGCCTCTTCAGAGCCGACTGCACCTGCCTGAGTAAGGCGAGCAGCCAGACCAACACCGCCCTTCAACATACCGCCCGGGATGAAGGAAAGGAGTGACCCTAGGCCGCTACCAAACTGGGTAACCATACCCGCATCACTGGGAGCCAGCGCCGTCTGCGCCCTGCTTAACGCTTGTCCTACGCCCGTTTGTTCAAAAGGAACAAGATCAGCGCCAGCAGCACGAACGCCGGTATAGCCAAGCGAAGCAATACCAGAGGCAGGATCAACAGTTACGCCACGAATAAAACCCTTGGCAATTTCACCCGGCAAACCAACAATCTGCGACAGAATGCCCGGGGGTTCTGGCTTCGGTTGTTGGGCAGCACCCATCTGCTGCTGAAGGATTTGATATGCCTGTTCAGGTGTCGATCCTTCAGGTCCATTGATGATGTACTTTTTGCCGTCAGGTGACGTGAACTGAAATGCTGGCATTTCCTATCCTCAACGCGCAGGTTGAACTTGTTGTACTGACCAACCCGGCGGTAATTGACCCGGTGCTGCCTGTGGGGTAACGGGTTGCAGTGGCGTATAGACCTTACCAGATTGCCGAATAATCTCCTGAGTTCTTTGCTCAACCAGTTGATTGAACTCTGGACTCATCAATTTGACGGTGGATTTGCCAGACACAATCTCCTGCATAACAGAGTTTCTCGCCAACTCTTGTGCCGTCTTGATCTCAGATGGGCTAGGCGTGACATCCGGCCCTCGACCGCCACCTTGCGCATTCGGCATACGGTTGTAGTACCCCGTTCTTGCCTGAGTTTCGCTAATCTCATAGGGCAGTTTCTCCTGCTCCATTTGAATTTTGAGGGCGTTGAGACCTGCCGTATTTTGAGCGACTTCCCCTTGCTGCCTGAGTTGCGCCTCTTGAAGAAATTGATTCTGATTGCGGGCAATAATTGCACTTTCGCTGTTTAAACGAGAAATGCCGCGCTCATATTGCTTGTAGGATTTCTCTTCGGCTTTTTCGCCAGCAGTAAATTTGCCTTGGTCGTACAGTGTTTGCGCGTTTGCAAGCGACACCTTCGATTGCAAGATGTCTTTCTCGCCATCGCGAATGTCTTTCAAGCCCTGACGATAAGCAGACAAGCCCTCAGTACCACCCTCACCCAAAGCGCCTAAGAAACGAGGAGACTTGGAGCGCATAACACCAAGACCAGTTTGGATCAGTGCTTCGTTGATGTTGGAAGCGCGGCGACCCTCAATATCTTTTTCTCGCTTGGCAATATCTTTCTCAAGAAAGCCCATGCGGAATGGAACCTTCTCTCCATAGCGCTTTTCTTCCGCTGTTCTTGCTGCTTCAATTTCTTGTGCAGTAGGCTCTCTGAGCGCACGAAATGCTGCAAGATTGGCTTTTGCCTCAGTTGCATACGGATCAGAAAACGGAGTCAAATTCAGTTTTGGGACTGTACCTAAATTCAAAGATGGCTGTCTGGTAGAGCCACCACCGCCGCCTCCACCACCGCCGCCACCTCCCCCACCGCCGGGAGCGCGAGCATTTGTTGCTCTTGGGTTGGATGCATCTTTAAATACCACGCTTTGCGGCTGAGTTTGACCATTACGCGCCTCCTCTAGGCGTTGCGCAAAAACAGGGTCTTTTAGCGCCATAGCAGCCGCATCTTGCGGATTAGCAATAGCAAAGTTACCAGCAGCAAGAGGGCTTGTACGAAGCGTGTTTTCGACAATAGTTCTTGCAGCAGGTGCTGCTGCATCCGCTTTTTCTCTTTCTTGACGGCGCATAAATTCACCAAAGGAGATTGGCTCCTTGGTTACAGGATCGGTGCGCAACAATCCCGGCGCTGTATTGGGGTCGCGCCCAGTCATTATTCGAGCGCCTTGATTCAACTGATTTGAGTTCGGCAATAAATCAGAGAAGGTGTTGTAAATGCCAGTGCCTATATTGGAAATAAATTCCCCCATAGAACTGGCAGGGCCAACTCTCTCCCGCTCTGGAGCGACATAAATCGGAAGGTCTTCAAACCTTGTGTAACGAGGCACTACACCCTGATTTTGGAAACGGATAGCT